TAGTACCAATAAACATATACAGAACAACAGGTTAGACGTATTAGTAAACTATTAGCAAGTAGCATGTTTCAATAAAACAGGGTACTTTGCACAGCAGTGGTACAAGACTATGCTCTGGTAGGGTCTGTCTCAGAAAAGGGCCTACTTCCGAAGTAGAACTTTTTTTCGTTCTTATAGTTATTAGGGGAGCGCGAGGTGGGTTATACTTCGGTCACGTTACAGAAACGTGAGAAAAACGTATGCCCATGTCAGAAGAAGGGCGCGAGCGCTGCCGACAAGCCGGGAAGAAATCGTCTAGGAAGGGCGTACCAAACAAGATCACCCTTGATGTGGTCAACGCCCTCGACGCGCTCGGCTGCAACCCCCTGGAGCTATCCGCCAAGATCGCCATGGGCGAGGAGCTCGACGGCCCTCACCCGGCCCTTGCTGCTTTCTATGCCTTCGCCGACAAGCTGGCAGGCCTTGAGGACAAGGGCGGTGCGGTAACGCCCGAGATGGTGGAGGAGCTGCGCGGACTCATCGACGACAACCTAACCGCTGGCTACGTCCCCATCGAACTCCGCTCCAAGCACATCAACGAGCTGAAGAAGTACATATACCCGCAGCGCAAGGCCGTGGATATCACATCCGGCGACAAACCTATCGAGCAGCTTGTAAGCATCTACCTGCCTACCAATGACCGAGACACCACCACGTAAGGCCATGCTGGAGATACGCCCCCAAGCCGGGCCGCAGGAGGCGTTCCTTGCTTCCTCCGCCGATATTGCCATCTATGGCGGAGCGGCCGGCGCTGGAAAGACGTGGGCCGAGCTTCTGGAACCTCTGCGCCATATCCAGCGCGTGAAAGGCTTCGGCGCCGTCATATTTCGACGTACGTCCCCCCAGATCCGTAACGAGGGCGGCCTCTGGGACTCCTCTGCCACCCTGTACCCGCTACTTAATGCCCGGCCCAAGGAATCGACACTAGAATGGGAATTCCCGCCTTATAGCAACCGTATCAAGTTCACGCATCTCGAGCACGACAAAAGCGTGTTAGACCACCAGGGTGCACAGTACCCACTCGTTTGCTTCGATGAGCTGACACACTTCAGCCGCGCACAATTCTTCTACCTACTGTCCCGTAACCGCTCAACGTGCGGCGTACGCCCCTATATGCGCGCCACGACCAACCCTGACCCTGATAGCTGGGTGCGCCAGTTCATCGACTGGTGGATCGGGGAGGATGGCCTGCCTCTTATCGCCCGTTCTGGCGTCATGCGCTGGTTCTATCGTCTTGGCGATGACCTGCTGTGGGCAGATACCAAGGAAGAACTGATGGAGCGCTACGCCGAGGAGTTCCTGAATCCGGAAACGGGCGAGGTAACGCCCCCACTCTCTGTCACGTTCATCGCCGCGAGCGTCTACGACAATAAGGCCCTGCTGCGAGCCGATCCAGGATACCTGGCCAAACTCAAGGCGCTGCCCCGCGTCGAGAGGGAGCGCCTACTAGGGGGCAACTGGAACATCAAGCCTAGTGCCGGCCTCGTCTTTCCCCGTTCAGCCTTCGGGATTGCCCCAGCTGCTCCTGCTGCTCCTCGCGCCGTGGTTAGGGCGTGGGACTTCGCTGGTACACCGGGCGGAGGAGATTGGACCGTGGGCATACGCCTAAGCAAGGACCGGGACGGCTTCTACTACGTCGAGCACGTCGACCGTGCGCAGGTATCCTCGGACGTGATGCGCAAGACCCTGCGCAATACCGCCGAGCAGGACGGACAAGGTGTCCGCATCCGCATCCCGCAAGACCCAGGGCAAGCGGGAAAGGACCAAGCGCAAAGCCTTATCCGCCTGCTATCTGGGTACGTCGTGCGCGCGGTGCGCCCCACTGGTAGCAAGTACGACCGCGCCAAGCCTGCCGCTGCACAGGTGCAAGCGGGCAACGTCTTCTTGGTAGAGGGAAAGTGGAACGATGCCTTCTTGAACGAGCTTGACGCCTTCACAGGTAGCGACTCGGGAACAGACGACCAAGTGGACGCCTTTGCCGATGCCTTCAACGAGGTCGAGGGGATCGCCTCCTCCGCTGGGCCACGTGTTCGCGCTCTATAGTTCCCTTGCGGCATAGACTGGGTTAATATAGGCATAAATATCGCCTATACTCCCGCATGGAGGACCGCAAGCATGAGTACCCCCCTTCTTGTCGCGTCGAGCAATGCCAGCTCGGCCACGCAGAACGCCGACGACTCCCAGTTGATCACCATCATCGCATCGGGCACCTTCGGCGGCGGCACGCTGACTCTGGAATACAGTGCCGATGGCGCGACCTTCGTGACCGCTGGCCTGACGCTCACCGCAGACGGAGTAATTCAGCACCGCCCCACCGCTGGCGTTCAGTGGCGCGTGACTCTTGCCGGTGCCACCGGTGCCTCTGTGACCGCGACGGCGTTCTAGTCATGTCGCTTCAGCGTCTCCTGAACAACTTCAGCCGGAGCACCTCCCCGGTGGATACCTCGGCCCTGCTTGAGTGGCCCGAGACCTCGGAGCGCGTCCTGTTCATCGCTGGCACCTTCGCTAATGCTATCGTCACTATCCAAATCTCCCCAGATGGGCAAGAGTGGTTCGACTACGAAGACCCAATCATTGCACCTGGCTACGAGGAAATCGAACTACAGGCCGGGGCATTCATGCGCCTGCACATCACGGGCGGCGGCCCTGATACCGTCCTGACGGCTTGGGTGTAACCGATGGCGAGTAATCGCTCTTTCAACCTCATCGCCCCGGGAGCCTATACAGGCATCCAGGATACCGCCGTTCATGCGAACCTGAACAACGAGAGTGGTCATTTCGTCACGAACATCACATCCCTGTCAGCGGGGCAGACGCTCACCCTGAACGTGATCGGTGTGACGGAGACCGGCGCCGAGTACAACATCTTCACATCCCTGCCCATGAATCAGGTGACCACGTACCGTTCCGTCATGGGACCAAACTACGAGTGCGTCCCCGGCATCGCGTGCCGTGACTTTCTCCCGACGAAGATCAAATTCCGACTCACCCCGTCGTTGCCTTTGCAAACGGATTCTTATTCCTTCGACCTGCAGCTGGGGCTCGGATGAGCAAGTTCCTCAATAACCGTGGCGATTACGTTGTCCGCCGCCCCTTCGAGCACTACCTCGACACGAACGGCGATGGGACAGGTATAAATAATGCCATCGGTGATTACTCTGCGGCGGTCACGGACTTCTACTACGCTCCCGCAATCGGTGAAAGCGTAGATATCACCAAGCTCATCCTACATGTTGCAGATAAGGCGGCATTCGCTTTTGACGGATATGGTGGCCTTGCAGCAGGCACCGTGACCAATGGACTACAAATCTTGTTCGAGCGCTTAGGCGTTATTGTTCTACAACTGACGAACGGCGTACCTATCACCAAGAACGTAGACTTCGTGCACCTGAATACGGACTACTCGCTGATCTCATTCGCGAGCAACTATCAGGCATCGTCGGTTTCGTTCGATATCGAATCGTTCGATACGCCCCTCCAGATGCACGGCGACTTGGGGGATAAGCTCATCGTTAGGCTGAACGACAACTTTACAGGCTTGGACGATCACCACTTCATCGCCTACGGGAAGGTTTGATATGAGTATCCGACTGAGGATCGCTAGCTGGTTACTGAGCGGGACAAAGGCATCGGCCATTGCTCCCCTAATCTCCATAGGCAAGCTCGGCGCAGCCCAGTGGACGCCCCGCAAATACGACAAGCTGGCCAAGGAGAGCTACGAGAAGAACGTCATCGCGTTCAAGGCAATCAATGAGATCATCACGGCCATGGAGCAGATGCCCTGGGAAGTGATGCAGCAAGACGCGAACGGTGACCTCATCGACGCGCCTATGTCGCCACTCGCCAAACTGATGCGCCAACCTAACCCGATGCAGAGTGGTTCGTCCCTCTGGGGTACGTGGTGCGGGTTCTACCTCATCTCGGGCAATGGCTACCTTGAGGCTGTATCAGCCTCCCCGACGCGCCCTCCCCTGGAGCTCTACACCCTACGTCCTGACCGTATGACGGTCATCGCTGGCAACGATGGTCCGGCCGGTTATCAGTACGCCGTAAACGGCAGCACGAAGGAGTGGAAAGGCAACGAGGCCGGACTGATACGGCACATCAAGACCTTTCACCCGACCAATGACTGGTATGGCATGAGCCCGGTCGAGGCGGCGGCCTTCGACATCGACATCCACAATGCAACGCTAGAGTGGAACAAGGCCCTGCTCGATAACGGAGCGGCGCCGAGCGGCGCCCTCATCTATGAGCCCAAGCGCGAAACATCCCCCGACTACCTACCCGAGGAGCAATTCCAGCGACTCAAGCAGGAGCTTGACGAGAAGGGATCCGGGTCCAAGAACGCCGGTAATCCCCTGTTGCTCGAGGGCGGCCTGCGCTGGGAATCAATGGCATTCAGCCCTAAAGATATGGACTACATCACCAGCAAGAACACCACGGCCCGCGATATCTGCATGGCCTTTGGCGTTCCCCCGCAGCTCCTCGGCATCCCCGGCGATAATACCTACTCGAACATGCGCGAGGCGAGGATGGCGTTGTGGGAGCAGACCGTCCTACCCATCGCCTACAAGCTCCGCGATGAGCTCAACGCGTGGCTGGCGCCGATGTTCGGTGAAGGCTTCGTCATCAACGTGGACGAGGACGACATCATGGCCCTCGCTCCGCGACGCGCTGAACAGTGGGACAAGGTGGAGAAAGCGTCGTTCCTGACCATTAACGAGAAGCGCGAGGCACTCGGATATGAGCACGTCGAAGGCGGCGACCAGGTACTGCAGCCGGCGAGCCTTATCCCGGCAGGCACGGCCCTCATGGACACAGGACCATCAGGCGAAGGCGCGACCAGCACCGACCGCGGGCAAGAGGAAGAGTAGCCGATGCCCATCCCTAAACCTCGCGCGGGCGAATCAGAGGAGGGCTTCCTCGGTCGCTGCATGGCGAACTCGACCATGGCAGCCGACTACCCCGACCGCGATCAGCGGCTCGCTGTCTGTGTGGCGCAGCTACCAACCAAGAAGATCACGAAGCAGACATCTGCGGCTCAAGACCTCCGGCAGAAACTGGAACTCGAGCATCTCCTCTTAGCTAACATCGACGCCTACCACCGCGACGTATATCGGGACTTCGTCCGGCAGGCCGTGGCCACCGGGACGCCTCCCGACATGCACTCCAAGGACGCCGTCCTCGCGGGCCTGTTGCTCTCCCACTACAAGAACGTGATGGCTCTGTTCATGGGCCAGCTCAACAACCGCCTCCCGATGGACAAGCGCCTGTCCGACGCCGAGCGGCGCAGGATGACCGATGCCCTAAATCAGTACTTCGAGCAGCGCGCCCCCGTCCAGGCGGCGACCATCAACCAGACAACATCCGACGACCAGGTAGCAGCCCTCCAGCAGGCGCGCACCGA